TGACGCTGGCCCCGATGTTGATGATCCAGCGCTTGAGCGTGAGCTGGTACAACACGTCGATCAGGCCCGCCTTGAGCGACTGGCCCAGCTTCTTGAAGGCGTTGGAGCCGTCGTTGAAGATGTTGACGAACACGTCGTGGGCGGTGTTGTCAAACGACTTCCACAGATCAGCCAGCGCCTCTAGGTCGCGCTTGGCAGCATCCGACGTGGCCGTGGCGCGCTGGCCGTCATAGGTGAGGATGCGGCGCTGCTCCAGCAGGACCAGCTCGCGCTCCATCTGGGCAATTCTTGCTTCGCCGATGTCGTTGCTTTTGGCAACGATGATGGCAATTTTTTGCTCTTCAATGGCGGCGTCCATGCGCGCCAGCGTCAACGCACTGACGGCATCCGTGCTCAGGCCGATCAGCTCGTTTTGCAGGCGCAGCGCCTCATTGGCCGCCACCATCGAATCGATTTCCTTGGCGTGCCCGTCGAGCATCTTGGCGTAGGCTTCTTCATTGGCGTTGACCGCCTTGATGGCCTTGGACTGCCGCTCGGCAGCGATTGCGGCGTTGAGGTGCTCCAACGCCATCTTCCGCATCTCTTCGCTGTTCTTGCTGTAGGCGAACGACTCCAGATATTCCTGAAGGCGCTTTTCTGATTTGGTCAGCTCGTCCGTGGCGCCCGTGGCATCGAGCAGGTTCTTGTCGGCATCCTTGATGACGTCAGCCCAAACTTTTGCTGCGGCCCTGACATCCTCCAGGCCATCGGCATGCGCCGCGGTGGACTTGGCGGCGGTGTAGTTCTTCTTGGCCAGCTCGCCCACCAGGCCGACATACTCTTTCTGGGTAAGGTTGCCGGCCCGGTAGGCGTCGTTGAGCTTGTTCAGCGTGGGCAGGTAGTCTTTGTCCACACCCATGAGCTTGGCCTTTATGTCGGCCAGCTCTTTGGCGTCTTTGGCCTGTTGCTCGGCCAGCGCCTTCATGGAGTTGTCTTCCATGGTGCGGCGGCTGGGGCCGGTGGCTGCGAACTTGTTTTTCTCGGCGTTGGCGGCCTGCAGCCAGGCGACGGTTTCCTTGATCTGGGCAATGCCGCGGATCAGGAACGTGTTGGTGGGGTCTTTGGCCAGCAGGGCCTCATACTCGCGCAGCTGGTCTTGCGCGATCTTCAGCTCGGTGGCCTGGTCCTGCACGTTGTAGGTGATGGCGTTGAACGGGTTGGCAAAGCGCAGCAGCGCGCCGCCGGCAGCCGCCATCTGGCCCAGAAAGCCATCGCCCCCCTTGCGCGCCGCCTCCATGGACTTGGCTACGTCGCCCGTGGCGTCGGCCAGGATGGCCATCTGGCCCGCCATAAAGCTGCTGACGCCGGCCTCGCCCACGTTTTGCTTGAGCTGCAACCAGGCGTTGTCGAGCCGGTTGACGTTGGCCGCCAGCCGGGTGGTGGCCTCGTCGAGGTTGCCGGCCAGCTCGCCCTTGAGGGTGGCGGCAAACTGCGCCAGGCGCTCGGGGCCGACTTGCCCCATTTCCAGCAGCTTGGACAGCTCGCCCGTGGTCACGCCCATGCTGTCGGCAAAGATCTGGAACGCGCGCGGCAGGCGCTCGCCGAGCTGGCCGCGCAGTTCTTCGGCCTGGATCTGGCCCTTGGAGACCATCTGGACCAGGGCGCGCATGGCGCCCTCGGTTTCTTCCACCCCCAGGCCCATGACCACACTGGCCTGGGCGATGCTCTCGAAAATCTCGCGGGTGGCGCGACCCTCAAGGTTGGTGCCTTTGGTGGCCGCGGCCAGGCGCCCGTACATGGGGGCCACGGCGGAAAAGCTGACGCCGAGCTGGTCGGTGACCTGGCGCAGGTACTGGATTTCTTGCGCGGCCTGCGCGCCGCCCATGGCGAAGGCCAGTGAGTTCTTCACCTTGTCGGCCTGCATCTGGGCGTCGATCATGGCCATGGTGACGCCGCCGATGGCGTTCTTGATGGTGATGATGGCCGCGGCCACGCCGCCGCCGATGAAGGCGGTCTTGAGGCCGCCGGCCAGCTTCTCGATGCCGGTGGCGCTGGCGTGCGAGGCGGTCTCCATGTCGCGCAGCGCACCGGCGCCCTTGCGGGCAAACTGGTCCAGGCTGACGCCGGCTTCGCGCAGGGCTTGCAGCAGGGCGCGGTCGTCGGCGCTGAGGGTGACGCTGATGTCGTTCATGCGGCGGCTCCGTGGGGGTCAGTCGCGCGGCTGGCCGCGCGCTGCGGGCTGGGGGTCGCGCGCCAGGGCGCCGAAGACGGCGCGCACCTTGTTGCGCACGGCGCTGCGTTGCTCGTCACACAGCGCCACCGACCACGGAGCCGGCGCGTCGGGGTTGGCCGCGCGCAGGTGCTCGCCCTGCCATGCGGCACTGGCCTGGCGCAGCGCGCGCAGCTGCCAGGGCGGCAGGCGCTGGCCGGTGCCGAGCTGCCAGGCGCGCAGATCCACCCACGACAGGGGCACGCGGCCCATGCCGCCGTGGCCGGTGAGGCCGGCGTCTTGCAGCTGCTGCCAGAGGTGGCGGGCGCCGGACCCAAGATCGGGCATGGGCAACGGCGCGCCGTCGTCCAGCAGCTGCTCGGCGCGGCTGCGCGTGGCGGCCTCGTCAGCCGGCTCCGCGGGCCGGCTGCTGACCGACTTGTGGGCGCGGCGGCTGGGGGCATCGGGCGGGTCCAGCGGGGTGTTGAGCCAGGCGTGCTGTTTGGCGTACTGCGTCAGCTCCGCGCAGACACCGGCTTGAAATTTGCCCAGTCGGCCAGGAAGGATTCGACCTGGCTGGTGATGTAACCGAGCTTGCGGTTGCTGTACAACGCCAGCGCGCCGCCGGGCACAGGAAAATTCTCGATGCCGGCGGTGACGGCGGCGAGCTTTTCGGCGCGCTGCTGGTGTTGTTCTTCGGTGTCGTTTTTGCCCGCCTTGCCGCGCAGGGCGGCCAGGGCGCGGGCTTGCGACGCGGCGGCCACACGGGCTTCGGCGCGCACGAAGACCACGCTACCGGGGCCGTGCAGCACGATGCGAACAGGCTGCCCACGCCGCAGCATGGGCTGGTTGTTGACGTCGAGCACATCGAGCGTGGCGGTTTCGGAAATCTCGAACTCGGAAAGATCGAAGTCGTCGGGGGTGTCGGTCTGGTTGGTCATGGTGTCCTCGCGGGGAAAGTGGGTTGCACAGGGTTTGCCCGCGCCCACCCCGGCCGCCCCCGCGAAGAGGCGAACCGGGGCAGGCCGGTGCGCGGGTCGGGGTCGGCGGCGCTTACACGCCGACGATCACGATGTCGTAGGTCACGCCGGTGCCGGCGCCGCTGTTGGCCACCTTGAGCTGGTCCGCGGTGCCGGCGGTGACGGCGTAGCCATTGGCGTCCGGCGCCACAAACATGACGGTGCCGCCGGGCTTGACGGCCACGGTGTCGGTGGTGGCGCCAAACGGGCCAACCCAGCCGTTGGAGGCCGCACCGCCGACCACCACGTTGTTGGTGTTGCCTTCGGCGGCCTTGACCAGAATGGCCTTGATCTTGGTGAAGGTGAGCGTGGCGCCAAAAACGTCTTGCAGCACGCCCGACAGGTCGAGCGTTTCGTTGGCGCTGGCGGCCAGGGTGCGCTGGTCGGTGAACAGCTTTTGCGCCTGGTTGGCGCCCGCGCCGTCGCTGAAGGCGGCGGCGGTGCTGTACTTGAGGGTCTGCTCCACGCCGCCGAACTCCAGCACGTTGGCGTACTGGGCGGAAATGGCGGCCTTGGCGGTGGCAACAAGGGTGGTGGGCATGGTGGGGACTCCGGTTCAGCGGGTTTTGATCAGGGGGCCAGCACTTCGACCACGCCCACGCCGGTGGAGCTGGTGGTGATTTCCATGTCGATGCTGGCGGACTTCATGTTGTCCACGCTGCCGAACATGGTTTTGAAGGCCGTGACCTGCACTTGCATGTAGTACTTGTCGCCACCCTGGGCCGTGATCAGCACGGCGTAGTTGGCATCGCTGGCGGCGGCGGTCTTGCACAGGATCTGGCCGGCGTCGTCGGTATCGAGCGCGAGCTTGAGATTGAGCGCGCCTTCGTCGTAGCTGCCTTTGCGCTTGGCGGTGCCGCGCGTGCCGATGGGGTTGTGCTTGATGACGTTGTACACGCGGCCAAACTCGCCCAGGTCGGTGATTTCACCCACGGTGGTGTAGGTGAGCGCGGAATAACCCGCGCTGTCAAAGGTGGCGGGCACGCCCGCGCTGATCTTGAGGGTGGTGCCGGCGACGGATTCGATGCTCATGATGATGTCCTCTCGGGTTTTCGGTGGGCTGGGGTGAATGGGTTACGCGATGCTGGTGCGCGCGCAGCGGTGTTCAATGTCAAACAGGAGCTGGCCGGCGGCCAGGGCGGTGTCGGCTTCGTCAAAGGTGTTGGCAATGCCGACCGGATCGGTTTTGGTGGCCAGGCCGCCCAGCAGCGGGGTGGCCATGACGCGGGCATAGCTGGCCTGCACCAGGGCGTCGGCGGCGTCGTCGGCGGTGATGCCGGCCACGTCACGGGCCACGCATTCAATGCGCACGCGGGTGCGCCAAAGGATGCTCTCGTTGGTTTTCATGCCCGTGGGCTGGCTTTCGTCGTAGAACACGAACACCTGGCTGGCCACGGCCTGCGGCATGGGCCGGCGGCGCGCCACGCGCACCGCGCCCGCCCCCAGCGCCGGCAGATCGGCCAGCAGCGCGGCCACGGCCTGGCACAGGGCGAACTGCGCGCTGTTGGCGCTCATGGCGCGCGCTCCAGAAACAGGGTGGTGAGGCCAAAGCCATCGGGCCGGGCGTCGGCCACGATCCAGCTGGCGCCGCCGGCCGTGCACGGCTTGCCCACGGGGGCGGCGGGCACGTCGGCATCGGCCACCACCACTTGCGGCCGGGCGGCGATGGCGCTGACGCCATCGAGAAACACCTGGTCGGCCGGGGCATGGAAGTCGCCCTGCACCACGTCGCCATCGAGCACGATGGCGGCGCCGAACGCCGCCAGGGCGGCGACGTTGGTGCGGGTTTGCAGGGCCTGGAAGTCCATGATGGGCGTGGGTGGCGGCGCGTTCAGGCGGATCAGGTCACGGTGCCGGGCACGCCGGTGAGCTTGACAGCCAGCGTGGTGGCGCCGTTGCCGGCGGCCTCGAACGCGACGGCCGGCGGTCCGCTGACATCACCCGTGGCGGGCGTGGCGGTGCCGACATCAAACTTGGTGGCGCTGACGTCCCAGATCAGGTGCGAGCCCTGCGGGATGACGGCGGTGGTGACCTTGGGCAGGGTGAAGACGCCCTCGACCGCCACGCTGCCGGTGGCGCCGTTGGCAATGTCCACCAGGGCGACGCCCAGGATCTTGCCGATGACAACCACATCGCCCGCGGCGATGGCGGAGCCGGCGTTGGTGTATTGCAGCACCTTGCCGGGCTGGACGTATTTGCTGGTCATGATTCAGGTTCCTCTCAGTCGGGTGGATGACGGGGTGCCGGGGTCAGGCGCCAGCGTTGGTGACGGCGCCGCGGTAATCGACGGCGGCGATGCCGAAGTCGAGCCGCACTTTCCAGCGGGTGCCGTCCACGGTGAAGCCGGTTTCGGACTCCAGATACGGGGCGTCGTTGCCGTCGAGGAAGGCCACCTCCAGCACCGGGGCTTCGCTGGTGGCCGCAAACAGGTAGCGGCGCGTGCCGGACAGGCGCGGGGTGTCCACGACGTCGCCGAACAGGCCGCGCACGGTGTTGGGCTTCTGCAGCTTGTTGGCGGTGTCGGGGTCGTACTCGGCCATGTTGATGGACTTGGCCGTGCCACCCAGGGCCACGGGCACCAGCAGCGTCTGCGGGCGCAGGTCGAGGTAGTCGTTGGCGCCGACGTTCATCTGGCTGGCCATGGCCACGCGGTCCAGATCGATGGCGGCGGCGCTGAGCGCGGCGGCGGTGGTGATGTTGCCGTGGTTGGCGTGGAAGAGGCTGTAGCCGTCGCCCATGGTGGGGCCGAGGCCGCCGTTGAGCGCCAGCGTGGCGTAGACATCGGACTCCACCGTGCGCTTGGCGGCTCGGCCCAGCATGGCGGCCAGCCCGACGAAGGCGTTGAGGTCATCGTTGATGATGGCCTCGCGGCTGAGGTTGATGATGTTGCCCTTGGTGGCCGCGGTGATGCTGGCCTTTTCGCCGTCGGGGATGGCTTTGCTCTTGAACTCGCCCAGCTCGCCCTTGGCGTCGAGGTTGCCCAGGGAGCCCACGCGGTAGCGGTTGTGCGCGCGGAAGTCGCTGACGCTGCCGCGGGCGCAGAAGCGCGTCCAGGTGTCGGCCGCCAGCGCATAGGCTTGTTGCAGCGTCTTGTGCATGGTGTTCTCCAGCAGCACCGGGAAGTCGCTGGTGCTCTGGGTGAAGGCGCTGCCGACGATCTGCATCTTGTCCATGCCGTCGGTGCGGATGCCTGCGGCCTGCAGCGAGGCGCGGGCCAGATCCAGCAGGGTGTGGCCGCGGAACGGGTTGTGGGCCTGCACCGTTTGGCGCTGCTCGGCGCTGGCGACGTTGGCGCGCACCATGAGGGCGTCCATCACGGCGCCGCGGCGCTTGTCGGCCTCGTCCATCACGGTGACGATGGTTCCGGCCACCGGCGTGATGTCTTTGCCGATGTGGGCGAGCAGCTTGTCGGCGGCGGCCTGCACGGTGCAGGCGGCGTCGTTCTCGCACGCGGTGGCCAGCTCGGGCACGCCGGCCTTGGCCATGAACGCGCCGAACTTGGAGCGGATGCCGGCGCGGCGCGCCTGGTCGTCGGCCAGGGCCTGGG